GGGCTGGAGGGCCGGGAGCGGAACGACGACGACAGGGAGGTGAACCTGCTGGTGCAGGGGGCGTGACAGCCCTGGAGATGCTGGCGGGGTCGTGCTACGTGGTGCGCGGCGTCACCACCCGGACCAAGACAGGCGGGGCGGCGGACGCCACATGGCGGGAGCTGAGTACGATTTTAGTGGTGGACGAGGTGATACCGGGCATCCGCAGCGCCCTGCGCGCCAAGTTCAGCCGGGCCAAGAACACGGCCCAGAGCCGGGGCGCCATACGCTCCCAGACGGTGATGGAGCTGGAGAAGCGGGTGACCCGGGAGATCATCGACGGGTATGAGGACGTGACGGTGACGGCGCTGGAGGGCGACCCCACGGTGTGCCTGGTGGAGTTCGCCTTTACGGTGGCCCACGGGCTGAACCAGATTTGGCTGTCCGCCCACATCACGGTTTGATAAGGAGGGGCTGTTATGAGTTTTAACGCGGGGCTGCGGGCGGCGGGGTTCCCCACCAGCAGCGATATTTGGCTGGAGGTGGACGGGCAGAAGGTGGCGGTGGTGCAGGGGTACTCCTGCAAGGCCAGCCGCACCTCCATGACCGTGGAGGCCTTCGGGGAGGATCAGCCGGTGGCCACGGTGCAGGGGCCCCAGAGCTATGTGATCCAGCTGTCCCGGCTGTACGCCACCGACCAGGCGCTGGCGGACGGGCTGAACTTCTATGAGCTGAAAAACTTCTCCCTGGTGATCTGCAAGCCCGACCGGAAGGTGATCTTCTCTGACTGCCAGTGGAGCGGCATCGAGGAGGACGCTCAGCTGGGCAAGACGGTGGTGGAGAAACTTACCCTGGTGGCCCGGAGCCGGATGGAGACGGCGGCGTGATGGACGGCGGGGCCTGGATAGGGCAGGAGCGGCTGGAGATCCCCGAGGGGGAGCTGCGGCTGCTGTCCGCCCGGGAGGTGCTGGACGCCCGCCGGGAGGGGGACGCTCTGGCCGGGGACGGAGGCGGGCGGGCGCTGTGCCGCAACGCCTGCCTCCTGGCCCGGGCCCTGGAGCGGGAAGGGCGGCCTGTGTTTGACAGCGGGCGGGCCGTGCTGGACGGGCTGCGGGTGGAGGACATCGCGCGGCTGGCGGACGCCTGGGGGGCGTGGAACCGGGAGATGGATCCGGCGCCGCCGGAGCGGAAGGGCCCGGCGGTGGACTGGGCGGCGGCGGTGCTGGGCGAGGAGGAAACGCGGCCTGCTCCGGATGGGGCGGGGGAGGCATCCCGCCTGGCGCCGGCCCGGATGGACCGGGCGGAGCGTAAGGAGCAGGCGGAGAAGCTGCCGGACGCGGGGCTGGACGGCTGGACGGACGAGCTGCCGGAACGGGGCGGGGAGACGGACTGGGCTGAGGTTCGGGCGGACGGGGACGGCGTGGAATGGACGGCGGAGGCTGAGCCGGGGACGGGGCGGACGGTCTGGACGCTGGGGACGGCGGAACGGGGCCGGACAGCGGGCGGCGGGCCGGAGGCTGTGGAGACGGACAGCGGGGCTTTGCCGGGAATGAGCCGGGAGGCCGGGACGGCCAGGGAGAAGCTGCCGGGTGTGGACTGGGACGGCGGGACGGGTTCGGCGGAGCTGCACCGGGGGGCGGCGGAGGGGGCGCGGGCCCCCGCGCCGCTGCCGGTTCCGGAACCGGTGAGCCGGATGGCGCTGGAACGGGAGGGCGGAAGCCCGCCGGGGCTGACGGTGGAGGAGCTGGACCGGGCCGTCAGGCGGGACAGCAGGAGATATGACGGCGGGATGTCGATTTTTTGAAAGAAGCGCGGAGCCGTCGTGAGCAGCGGGCTAAGACCGAAGCGCGGCGAACTGGCCGGAGCCGCCAAAGGCGGCGCAGGACAGTTTGCGGAGCCGGAGGGCTTAGAACCGCGTCGCGAACAGGCGAAGCGTGACAATGAGAGGGGAGGACGGAGTTGGATGATTCTTTCCCCGATGCGGTTTAAGAATTTTGTTTGGCCCCATAACCCACGGGTGTATTCCATCACCTATGAGCGGAAGCTGGCGGCGCATAAGATCCCCTTCGGGCGGCACTATTTGCAGAGCCTGGGGCAGACCAGGCGGGTGCTCCGGGGGGAGGGGGAGTTTGTGGGCGAGGGGGCCTACGACACGTTTAAGGCGCTGGCCAACGTGTTTTACGAGGAGGCGCCGGGGGTGCTGGTGCACCCGGTCTGGATGACCACCACGGCCTGGTTCGCGGGGCTGGAGCTGCGGCAGGAGCCCAGGAGGGACTATGTGGCCTACGCCTTCGAGTTCTGGGAGGTGGTGGACGGCGGGAACACCGGGGAGCTGGAGCGGCGGACGGCGGCGAAGCCGGGGCCGGGAAGCGGGACGGAAAACGGCGCGGCGGAGGTCGGGCAGGCGGGCGTGTGGCACACCGTCGTCCGGGGGGACACCCTGTGGGGGCTGTCCCGGCGGTACGGGGTGGCGCTGAACCGGATCATTGAGCTGAACCCCCAGATCCGCAACCCCAACCTGATCTATCCGGGGCAGAGGGTGAGGATTTCATGATGGAGTGCTGGATCAAATCGGGGGACGGGCAGGAGTGGAAGCTGCCCACCGCCGTGAGCTGGGTGTTCCGGTACGGGACGGATACGCCCTGCGACAGCTTTTCCCTGCGGTGCGTGTGGGAGCGGGGGCAGGAACGGGTGCTGTCCGGCGCCTGCCGGTTCTTCGCGGACTGGGAGGGGGAGCGGGTGTTCACCGGGGTGGTGGACGAGTTCGGCGTGGTGTGCGGCGGGGGCGGGCTGATCCTGGAGCTGGAGGGCCGGGGGATGGCGGCGCTGCTGCTGGACAACGAGGCCATGCCGGCGGAGTACCAGCGGTGCACCCGGGCCGACCTCATCGCCAACCACGTGGCCCCCTACGGGGTGGAGTGCGTGGGGGGCGGGGGGCTGGCCCCCGTGGCCGGGTTCTCCGTGGACAGCGGCGAGAGCGAGTGGAGCGTGGTGCGGCGGTTCGCCTGCTACTACGGCGGGGTGACGCCCCGGTTTGACCGGCGGGGGCGGCTGGTGCTGGATCCCTATGGGGACGGGAAGGCCGCGCGGATCGGCGACAAGGACAAGATCACGGACTGGGAGTACCGGGAGAACCGGCACGGGGTGCTGAGCCGGGTGGCGGTGCGGCGGCGGACCACCTGGGGCACCCAGTGGGTGAGCGACCCGGCGTTTCTCGCCCAGGGCGGATGCGCCCGGCGGGTGATCACGGTGCCCAACACCACGGGCACCACCGCCATGCGGTATACGGCGGACTATCAGCTCCGGGCGGCCCGGCGGGAGCGGGTGCGGCTGCGGATCACGGCGGCGGGCGGGTTCCTGGCGTGGCCGGGGGAGCTGGTGGACGTGGAGCTGGCGGGCTTCGGGGCCAATGGGAGGTACCGGGCGGCACAGGTGGAGGTGTCGTGCGGCAAGGAGGGGCTGACGACCATGCTGGTTTTAGGGGAGCCGGACGCGATGATTTAGAGCGCGGGGCGCGGCTCCGCAAACCCTCTGGGGGGCCAGGGGGAGACAAGAAGGAGGTTTTGACTTTGTGGCTGAGCGGGCAGTACAAGCGTCCGGCGGAACAGGCCGAGGGCCAGACCGGCATCGTCACCGTGGGCGGGGACGAGGCGGCGGTGCTGCTGGACCGGGAGCGGCGGGGGCTGGAGGTGTACGGCCCCGGGGGCTACCGCTGGACGCCGGAGCCGGGGCAGCGGGCCCTGGTGATCCAGGGGCGGGGGGAGATCCCCTGCGTGGCGGGGGTGCGGCAGGGGGGCGGCGTCCCCGCGTCCGTGGAGATTGAGGCCGGTTCTGTGTCCGTCAACGGGGAGGACGTGTCCGTCCAGTCGGCGGGGACGGCGGCCGTGGGCGGCGGCGGGGTGGACCTCCAGGGGGAGGTCTTTGTGAACGGGGAGCCCCTGGAGGAGTACATCGCCCGGATTGTGGCGTCTATGCTGTGAGGAGGCGGGACAATGAGCTTGAAGCTGACGGATCGGGACTACGCCCCCGACGGGAACGGCGGCGTGGCCGCGGCCCAGGGCGGGGAGGAGCTGCTGGAGGAGGCCCTGTTCCGGCTGACGGCCCGGCGGGGGAGCTTCCCCTTCCTGCCGGAGCTGGGGAGCCGGATGCACCTGCTGCGGCGGAGGAAGCCCTCGGAGTGGGACACGCTGGCGCTGCAATACGCGGCGGAGGCGCTGGAGGACATGGAGGGCGTCCGGGTCACGGGGGCGGCGGCCCGCCGGGACGGGGACAGGCTGCTGGTGACGGCGGCGCTGCTCTATGAGGGGGCGGCGGAGCCGGTGGAGATCAGGCTGGAGGAGTGATTCGTTGATTACGTTGGAGGAGATCTACGGGGGGCTGGCGGCGGAGTTCCAGGCCCGGACGGGCAAGTCCGCCGGAAGCAGCAGCGAGCTGGCGGTGCGGTTCTACGCGGTGGCGGCCCAGATCTACGCCCTGTACGTCCAGGGGGAGTGGACCCGGCGGCAGTGCTTCCCCCAGACCGCCCAGGGGGAGGAGCTGGACAAGCACGCCCTGCTCCGGGGGGTGGCCCGGCGGCAGGCGGCCAAGGCCGGGGGCGCGGTGCGGTTCTACGTGGACGAGGCGCAGGAGGCGGCGGTGGACATACCCAAGGGGACGGTGTGCATGACCGCCGGGGGCGTGCGCTTCAACACCACGGAGGAGGCGGCGGTGGCGCCGGGGGCGCTGTACGCCGAGGTCCCTGTGGAGGCCGCGGAGGCCGGGGCGGCGGGCAACGTGGGGGCGGGCACGGTGGTATACATGGCCCAGCCCCCGGTGCGGATTGTGGCCTGCGCCAATGTGGAGCCCTTCACCCAGGGGCTGGACACGGAGGGGGACGAGGCCCTGCGGGAGCGGGTGCTGGTCACCTTCCGGCGTCTGGCCAACGGGGCCAACAACGCCTTTTACCGGCAGGCGGCCATGTCCTTCCCGGAGGTGGCGGCGGTGACGGTGCTGCCCAAGAGCCGGGGGGTGGGGACGGTGGACATCGTGCCCGCCGCCCAGGGGGGCGTGCCCTCCCAGGCCCTGCTGGGGGAATTGCAGGACTATTTTGATCAGGTGCGGGAGATCGCCGTGGACGTGAGGGTGGAGGCCCCCGCGGTGGAGACGGTGGACCTGTCGCTGAAGCTGTGGGCGGCGGAGGGCCGGGACTTCTCCGGGGTGTCCGGGGCGGTGGAAAAGCTGCTCACCGCCTGGTTCAACGGGGAGCGGCTGGGGAAACCGCTGACCAGGGCCCAGCTCACCAGCCTGGTGTTCGGGGTGGACGGGGTGGACAACTGCGAGATTTTGTCCCCGGCGGCGGATCTGCCGCTGGACAGCGTGACCCTGCCGGTGCTGGGGACGCTGGCCATCACCGACGGGACGGCGGCGGAACCGGAAGCGCCCCCTGAGAGCGGGGTGGACGGGTGATCCACGAGGAGTATCTGGCGGCGCTGCTGCGGCCGCTGGGGGTGTACGACCTGCGGGAGGGCACCGTCAACCGGGGGGAGCTGGCGGCCTATGGCCTCCGGCTGGACGCCATGGAGGCGGAGCTGGAGGACACCGCCCGGGAGATGAACCTGACCACCGCGGAGGGCTTCGGGCTGGAGCGGGTGGAGGAGCTGCTGCCCTACCGCCCGGTGTGCTCCACCGCGGGACAGCGGCGGGGGGCGCTGGCGGCCCTGCTGCGGATCGGCGGGGACAGCTTTACGCCGGAGGCCATCAACGACACCCTGCGGGGGTGCGGGCTCAACGCCCGGGCGGAGGAGAACGGCCGGCCGGGGTACGTGAAGGTGTACTTCCCCGAGGTGGCGGGCATACCGGAGGGGTTCGACGCCCTGCGGGCCATCATTGAGGAGATTCTGCCCAGCCATGTGGACGTGACCTATGTGTTCTGGTACAACACCTGGGCCATGGCGGCGGAGCGGCACCCCACCTGGGGCCACGCCCAGGACGCGGGGCTGAGCTGGTACGGCGCGGCCACGGAGAACGACGGGGAGCTGGGCTGGCCGTGAGGAGGGGATGGGGGGCTGTGCGCGGCAAACGGACAGCCTCCCCCGCTCTGCGGACAGGGGATAAAAAATTTTTAGAAATCTCACAAAAAGGGGTTGACAAATCCGGCAGGCTGTCGTACAATACAGACAGAAAGGAAAAGGTGAGTCCAATGTATTAACGTAGAACGCACCAACCTCTTTCTGCGATTGGGGAACGCAAAGTGAAGCTAAAAGCTCAATCGTTCCAAACACGCTTGTGCAAGCGAAGGAAGCCAGATTCAGTCTGAAGCCCACCATTGTTTGAGGAAACGGAGACGGACAGTTTCAGGCGCAGCCCCAACGCAAAACCATCCGGCAGGGCCGGAAGAAAGTGAAGGTACACGCCCTTGGACAATCAGACCCAGAAGTAGGCCCCCAGCCGCGGATGTAGGACGGCTGGGGGCCGGAGCTTTGTCTGGGGCGGTTAAGGGGCCGGAGAGGGAGGGACTGAGGTGTTCCACGAGATCTGCATTTACGAGGCGAAGGTTGAAAAGCAGGACGAGATAGAGGCTCTGATGAGGGAGGTCGCCGGGTTCTACCGGGAGCAGCCCGGGGTGATCGACGTGAAGTACGTCAAGCGGACCCACCGGCAGGCGGATTTCAAGGCGGGGAAGGAGGGGCGGGCGCCCCCCCCCCCGACAAGATGGGCGGGGGAGGGCACG